GGCCGTACTGGAACTCGCTGTCGACACAACTTAGGATAATATTATGGACGAAATTTTAAGTCTCCTAGGCGCAGGGGCGTCTGTCGCGTCTGGTGGTATTTTCGGGCTTGTAGGTTCCGTGTTTACTACGTGGCAAAAAGGCAAACAGATAAAATTGCAGATGGCTGAACGCGCTCAGGATAGGGTGCACGAGAAGGAGATGTTCAGGTTACAAATGGAAGCCAAATCCCAAGAAGGGTCATGGCATACGTTGAAGGCCACGCACGAAGCTGATACCGCGCTGGCGCAGCAGGAAAATTATAAATGGGTTAGAGCGGTCAAGACGCTTTTCCGACCAGCGTTAACTGGAGGTTTGTGGGGCGCTGTAGCGTGGGAACTGAATCTCATTCTAACTGGCGCCCTCACGGTATTCGTGGATGAGGCTGTCTCTAAGCAAGCTGTTTTCACTCCAACAGAAATTGTAGAGTTGGTGCGCTATATCGTTTACTCCACGGTGTTCTCAGCTACCACAGCCACAACTTGGTGGTTCGGTGAGAGAGCCTTGACCATGCCAGAAATGAAGAACCGTTAGTGGATGTTTCCAGTTACCTAGAGCGTATCAAGACCGGGGTATCTTCTGCGGTCGATATGAAGCAGCTGACTAAGTGGGTGCTTAACAATACCGCTCATCCAAAGATCGACGGCTCTAAGTGGTCATTTAAAGACCACGAGTATCAACAGGAGATCATGAACAACGCGGCAGCCCATCTGGTGTGTCGAAAGTGCTCTCAGGTAGGCGTGTCGGAAATGATTTTAAGACTCGTTTTAGGGCTGGTAGGCATGCTCCCCAACCATACCGCCATATACACGCTTCCCACTTCAGGCTTCTCTTCCAAGTTCAGCAAGACCAGAATAGACCCAGTAATTCTCAGATCGAAAGCTCTGAAGGAGCTGCTGGACCCTAACATCGACAACGTGGAACTGAAGAAAATTGGAACTTCCTTCCTGTACCTGCTCGGCACCTATACGCAGTCTGGCGCTATATCTATTCCTGCCGATATCCTAGTCCACGACGAGGTGGACTTCTCTGACCCACAGGCGTTAACCACGTTCGCATCTCGGTTAGGTCACGCTGAAAACGGCGGGATAAAACGGCAGTTTTCCACCCCCACTGTAGAAGGGTTCGGTATCAGCTCGTTGTTTTCGGGGTCTACTCAGGCGCACTACGGTGTCATTTGCGACTCATGCAATGAGACGGTTTTTCCTAACTTCATGGAGCACGTTATCGTACCCGGCATGGAAGAGCCTATGGTGGATTTCAGCAAGGAGGACCTAGACCACAACGGGTACGATATTGCCGGTGCTTGGCTCAGCTGCCCTGAGTGCCGCAATCGAATTACAGAGGATAATTTGGCCGATCCGGACAAGCGTCGGTGGGTGCACAAGTACCCGGATCGCGATGTGCACGGATACCAGATTTTCCCGTATGACGTTATCAAATACAACCCGATTGCGTACACGCTCAAGTCGATAAAGGACTATGAGATTCGGTCGGACTGGGTGAACTTTAAGGTGGGCCTCCCTGACGAGGACGCTACCAATAGCTTCAGTCAGGAAGTGATGGATAACCACACAACCGGCAAGTTCGTGCTGCCCACCGTGGGCGCTGCCACTGGGTGTGTGGCCGGTATCGACATAGGTAAAGTAAGCTGGATATTAATAGGCAAGCCCGTTGGAAAGGTGCTGAACGTCATATACGCGGAGCAGATAAAACAGAACTCTGAGGGGTACCTGCTTAATCGAGTTTTAGAGCTGTGCGGGTACTTCGGCGTTCGAAGGGGGGTGATGGACGCAGGACCGGAATACAGCGTGTCTTCAGCCTTCGTGGCCTCCGGCACCATGAACAAATACTTCGCCAACTATTACGTACGCAATAAAACTACGTCTTCTCTGTCCCATATACAGGTTGACGAGGAGGAAGGCATACTTAAAACAGCCCGTTCTGTGTCTTTCGACCTGCTGGTTAAGCGCGTAAACTCAGGCCGGGTTGTGTTCCCGCAGTGTAAGGAATCGAGGATTATCAAGCAGCATTTGAGGTGCTTGAAACGGGTGAAAGGGTTCGATAGCGTGAACGAACAAACGGTCAGGTGGATGACCACAGGGGACGATCATTACGGGCAGGCCTTAAATTATCTGAATATTGCTGCTACACTGCTCGACATTAAGCTGTCTAGCTCGGTCGTGGGGTCTTTGCCTTTAATGTCAAAATTAAGATTAACAGCGTTTAAAGATGAGCCTCGGGTAGGGCTGCACCGTGGCAACTGAGAAGCAAGTCATACTACCGCGCAGGTTGCTTAACAAGGCAACCACCCGCACTGCCTATTCAAAATACCCCAGCGGCTCCACGGTACCTGACAACAACATACCAACATCTCAGGTCACAGCTACAGCTCTTCGGAGTAGCTACACATCAAACATCGAGGCGCTTCGCCTGCTGGTTCGCAAGAATGGCAATGTAGGCTCCTCCGTTTTCTCTTTCGTGGAGATTGCCAAGTCAGGTATCTCGACCAAGGCTTACACCACAAACACCAACATTTTCAACCCAGAGGCTACCGCGATCTGCAAGTCTGTGATTGCCGCTCTGGACACCGTTTATGACTACAGCAAGGGCTACTCAGATATCCAGAGCATGGACGGCATTGTCGAAACCCTGCTACGCGAGGCTGTTATTACCAGTCAGGTGGCCATTGAACTGGTACTCGATAAATCTAGGCTGCCAAGCCGCATATCCCCTATCGCCACAGAAACGGTTCGATGGGTATCCAGAGGCGACGGCACAGTGTATCCCCTCCAGCGCTTAGCGGCGGCAAGTGGGGAGTCTGAAATAGAACTCAACATACCTACCGTTTGGGTGGGCAAGGTTCACCGGGATTTAACGAGAAACTATGTCACCCCAATGTTGGAGCCGTCCATCGATATGGCCATCTACTACGATGAGTTCATCGACGACATGCGCAGGGCTGTCAGGATATCGGGGCACAGTCGTCTGGTGGTCACTCTGGAAGCCGAGAAGATATTAGCCGCGCTGCCGGAAGAGGCTCAAGACGATTACTCCAAAACTCAAGAGTTTCTGGAGGCTGTTCGGTCTGACGTAGAGACGCTGGTCAAAAGCATGCAGCCAGAGGATGCGCTGGTCACTTACGATTCGGTGGAAGTGGACGAGGTTCAATCCAGAGACGTAAAAACAGATTACACCCAGTTGCTTACCGCAATATCGGGAATGCTGGCTACCAGCCTGAAGTCGCATCCGTCCATCTTGGGCCTGAGACTGGAAGGATCGCAGTCGCTGTCAAACACGGAATCCATGGTCTTCCTGAAAATTGCCAAGGGTATCCAGCGCCCGGTCGAGGAGGTGCTCAGCCGCGCCTTGACTCTGGCGGTGAGGCTGTACGGAGTCGATGCCTACGTCAAAGTAAAGTTCAATGCTATCAACCTTCGTCCTGAGGATGAGTTGGAAGCTTATCGCACCATGAGGCAAGCCAGAATTTTGGAGTTGCTGTCCTTGGGATTGATCACCGACGAGCAGGCCGCAGAGGACTTGCAGATAGGCAGCCTACCGGAAGGTTACACCCTCTTGTCTGGCACTAATTTTCAAGTACAATCCAGCAACAACATGGCTACGGCTGTCGGGGTCTCCAAAGACCCTCAGGGCAACGCGCTAACCCCGAACACCCCGAAAAAAGCGGGAGGAAAATCTCAATGAAAAATTACGAAGGTTGCTGGTTAGGCAGCGAAGAGTCGTTACAGAAATACATTGAGTCCCGCATGTACGCTCTGGAGCACAAAGACAAGGCTCAAGCGGCTACTGCGTACCACCGTGAGACGGTGGTCATGGGCAGCCACTTTATAGATGACGAAGACGACTATGAACCGTTTTTCGATATCATGGAGCAGCATGGCGACATAGGTGTAATCAACCTGACAGGTGAGCTGGTTGCTGAAGACAGCTGGATTAACTCCCTGTTCGGCATGATCAGTTACGAGAGCATCATCCACGCTGTGGACTACTTTCTGGCTGACGAAAGCGTCACCAAGATCGTACTGAACATTGACACAGGCGGCGGGGAGGTAGGCGGTCTGGACACAGCAGGGGACGTAATAACGGAAGCTGCGAAAAAGAAGCCGGTGTACGCGCACGTAAACGGTGCCGCGTTTTCCGCTGGATACTGGCTAGCCAGCTCCGCCTCGTCGATCAATTCTACGGCGATGTCTGAGACTGGCAGTATCGGAGTTCTGATCGTGCACAAGTCCATGAAGAGAGCACT